CTGAAACCAAAAGTTGACGAATGGCTATTCATGAGGCGCCTCAACCGCACCGCTGAAGCTCAAGCACGTCGCCAGATAGAACTCATCAATGAGTACTGTTGGGAGGCTGCCAATGAGATTGAAATCGGCGAGGAAGAGGAGGAAGTCCCTGTTGCTCAACAAGTGGTTGATGAGGAAGCAGAAGTACAGGGTGTTATCGAGGTCCCCGGATTTGAGGCTGCTGAACCTCCCATCCAACAAGCTGTTGTACCAGCCCCCGCAGTGAGAGTGAGTGAAAAGAGACGAAAGCTGCCAAAGAGGGGTCTGTTGTATGCTACACGTGTTGGATTTGAGGCAAGAGCCCAAGTAGGGTTACTGGAACGCACCCGTGCTAATTTCCTTGTTTACCAACGTATTTGCAGAGACATCATGAAGGAGCACGGTGTAAGGCCTACCCACATCGCTGCGGCCCTCCCTGTGGCTATTAGTGCTGCTTTTACCCCTAGTGATGTAGACATTGTCTCATCCAGGGCTATGAGTGGTGCTGAGGTTTCCAAGCGGCATCGGCTGCTTGGGGGCTTCAACGGCTGCTAGGGGGGCCTATTGGTCACGCATGGGTTTACCACTCCCACAAGGAGAGGTAATCCAGAGGGTATGCGTGAAACCAAAGGTCCACCCCTCGCAAAACCCCGCAAATTGTACCGGTTTGTGGGGTTGGGTTCAAGCTTACGGTATGGAGTGCATGATCACTCCCTGGGCAATGTTAGGCGGGGGCTAGTAGAAAGAGTTTTTATGGTTGAGAGGAATGGCACTCTCGAACCTACTCCAAAGCCCACCCCCGGAGCGTTCACCCAGCTGTCCCGGTTTCGCAAATGCCTTAGACCGTTTCTAACACCGACCACCCGTCTTACAACCAAGGATTTCCTTGGGTTCTATTCGGGTCGCAAATTAGAGCGGTACAAGGAGGCTGCGGAGTCGTTAGCAGTGCGTCCTCTTGAGGCGAAGGACAGTTGGCTCTCTACGTTTGTCAAGGCTGAAAAATTGAATCTATCATCAAAGCCTGACCCTGCACCGCGTGTCATTCAACCAAGGAGCCCTAGGTTCAATGTTGAACTAGGGTGTTATTTAAGACACGCGGAGAAGTACCTATTCAAGGCCATCGATAACTTGTTTGGCGGCAGAACTGTCTTCAAAGGCATTAATGCTGACCAGCAGGGAGTCGCGATGAAGCAAATCTGGGATGAATTTCGCAATCCAGTTGCTATTGGGATGGATGCTAGTCGTTTCGATCAGCATATATCTCTAGATGCACTACGTTTTGAACATAGTGTGTGGTGCGACATGTTCCCTCACGCTCAACGACCTTACCTAAGGCAGTTATTTGAACGACAACTCGTAAACAGGGGTCTAGCTAGATGCCCTGACGGTGAAGTTCGATACACTGTCCAAGGGTGTCGCATGAGTGGGGACATGAACACTAGTAGCGGCAATTGTCTAATCATGTGCTCATCGGTCTGGGAATGGTGTAGGGCAAAAGGAATCGCCAAGTTCCGACTTGCTAACAATGGAGATGATTGTGTGGTCTTCATGGAAAAATCTGACGAGAAGAAATTCATGAATGGCTGCAAGGATTATTACACCAATTTAGGGTTCACGATGAAAATCGAAGAACCGGTGTATGAACTTGAACACCTCGAATTCTGCCAGGCACGACCTGTATTGGTTTCTGGAGAATATAGAATGGTTCGCAATCTTCACCAAAGTATAAGCAAGGACCTGCACTGTTTACAGGATATAGCCCACCGCAAGCACGCTGAAGCTTGGATTAGTGCTGTGGGGAAAGGGGGACAAGCTAGTTGCGCAGGTGTTCCTGTGTTGCAAAGCTTTTACCACCAATTCCCGCACTCTGACCATCCATTACGCGGGCAGCTACAAGAGAAGTTTCTGGAATCCCAGGGGTTTAAATACAATACGACCCGATCTTGCGAAGCTATCTCTGTAGATGCGGAAAGTAGGTACTCATTTTGGTTGGCATTTGGTCTCACACCAGATGAACAAATTGCCCTTGAAACTGGGTTTAGCATGGTCTCCTGTGATTCGTTACCAGAAATGGTCGATGAGGAGGTCAGCTTGCTCAGATTCTCAAGGGCATGAATGACCTCACCAACCATTCATGGAGCAGCAAACATCTACACAACCACGCTACAATGGAGGAGAACAGAGAGCCAGAGGGCAAAGCCGCGAGCGCGGTGGGGACACAAGTGGGATTCAGGGAGTCCGAAGACAGGCTGTTAGCTCAGAATTTGATTTTAAAGCTAGCAAACCACCTGCTGTTTCAATGGTT